GGTCACTGTGCGTGCTTCGAAAACATGGGAGCGCTTCTCACCGCGTGCCATTGCACGGATTTCGGCTGCTTCGTCTGATTCCTTGGCTGGTGCTGATGCGTGTGCTTGTGCTTCAAAGCCTTTCATGGCTTCTGCTGCACGTACTTCGCGGTCAGTGTCGGATTTGATTTGTTCGATAACCTTGGCGCGTACGTCTAGGTCTTCGTTGATTCGGTCATATTTGACCTTTTCTTCAGCTGTCAAATCGCGATTTTCGGCAGAAGCTGTGTCCAAAAGACCTTTGGCTTCTTCCCATGCGCGTTGACGAGCGTCATGTTGTTGTTGGATGTAATCCATACATATTCCTTTTATAGTTGGAGTTGTGAAGGTTGGTGCGGCTCCGCGACCAGATGCGTCGGCGGCTCCGCTCAGACGCGCAGTTCTATTTTACCACGAAAGGGGGTGCTGGTGCACGCGTCTCAGCGGGTGCTGTCACACGTGTTTCGCGTACCTCCTCAGGTGCGTCAATGGCAGCCACAGCGTTAACCATAGCCTCCAAAGATTCTTTAATGGCACCACAATCTGGGTAGCCAGTTGCTTTGAGGATTGCTTCTCTGATTTGGTCTTTATTCATTAGACAGCCTTAAATAGGAGGTCAAGTTGCTTGCGCATGATGTTCAGTTTGTCGTCAGCCGGTGCGTCTGCGGCCGCTGGTTCCTCTAGCTGGGCCACGACATCGCGAACCATTGAGGCTTGGTCGAGGGTTAGAGTCTTGCCCGCTTCAAGCGAGGTCAATGCGTCGGTTAGAGCGTCAGCGTCTACGTTGGTGCGCTGTGCTAAGCCGGTAAGGTTGCGAACTGAGGCGGTGGTTGCTTCGTAAGCTGGGAACCCGGTGACCACTGAGACTTCGTGAAGTCTAACCTGGGTGAGTGTGCGTTCCATGCCGTCTTCGCTCCACTTGTCGCCCTTAGGTGGGACAGTAAACCCGAAGGACATTGAGGAGACGTCGCCTCTCTCAAGCAAAATGCTGAGGTCGCGCCCGTCCGTGGTGTCTGGTAGGTCAGCTTCAACCAAAAGGCCTTTCTCGTCCTCAGTTAATCTGAGGGTGCCGGCTCGGGTTGAGCCGAGGACTCGGTCCATGTTGTGGTTGACGAACATCTTGATTTCGTTACGTGAACGCAGTGAACGTTTGAATGCGCCCGGTGCGATGCGCTCGATGAACGGAAGCGGTTCGCTAGGTGAATTAAACACTGCGGCGTAGCCCCTGAAAGACATCTTCGGGCCGCCTTCTTCGGTGGCTCTCATCTCGATTTCGCTGAAATCGGCGACTCGGACTTCGAGGTTTTTCTTCATGTCTGTGCCCTTCATTGTGATGGACCGCGGTGATTCTTCCTGCTCACGGTCTAGTCGGTCGACCACGCCCTGTGCGTAGTCTGCTGTTCGTTGTGCGGCTGTTTTTGACCCGCCGCTGCCCCACAAAAGGTGAGCGACCAGGCCAGGACCCGGGTATTCTGGGTCGTTTGGGTTTGTGTTCTTTGCTGCGTCTAAATCAACCATATGCCTGGCAACCCACGGGGCGATACGTCGCCATTTGTCCTCTGAGATGTTGCCGTCAGCCATGTCGCGTGCTTCGCGTAGAGTCTTCTCAGTTAGCCCGTCACCACCGTGGCCTTCGGCGTTAAGTCTGAGTCCACGTCGTGCGGCGTTACGCATAAAAGCTGGAGCGCTAAGGTTGACCTGGCGCACTTCTTCGTCAGCTTGCCAAGCGTTGCAATAATGGTCGCCAAGGACGTAATCGTCCCAACGTTCGCACCAGGCTTTGAGGCCTTCAGCGTCTTCCATAACATTGCTTTCGTCATAAAAGAAGCAGTTACCGCATGCGCGGCCTTCAGGGACGTCAGCGGAGAGGCTTGGTCGGTAGTTGTCAGGTAGGACGCGGTAAGCCATTGGTCGGCGTTTCTTCTTCTTACGTTCGCCACCTGGTTCGATGTCTTCTTCGATTGAGACTGCGACCATTTGGTCGATAGCGTCCTGTTTGGAGTTGTGGCACCCAATCACAGTGCCGTCTTCTTTGATTGTGGCCCAGCCGTTGCAGTCGTCAGCTTCGTCAGTAATAAAATAAGGCATTAGTTGTACTCCGCCAACCAGGAAATCGTGGCAGGTCCGGTGGCGGAAGCGATAGCATAGAGTGCATCGCCTTGGCCGAGGTCCAAATCGACATGGTCCTGTTTTGCCAAACGCAAACCGGTTGAGGCTGTTATCCCATCGGGTCCGATGTAGACCGTTTCGGTGTTGTCATGAAGATGCAAGTGTATGGTTGCCGCAGCACCAAACGGGCCAGCAAGTTTAACCAAAGCGGTGCCTACAGAGGTCTGACCAGTTTCCATTGCCATTAGTTAGCTCCATAGACTGATTGTGGGTCTGCCGGGTTAAGGTTTTGGACTTGTTGCAGCTGGGCGCTAGGTACGCCGGTGTGTGTCATGCCTGGGAGGTTCATCGCGGCTAGGACAGCAGCTGGTTCGAAACCGGCTTTGACAAGGCGCTCGGCCATGTCCACCTTGATTTGTGTCTCAGCCAGGTTGGCTGCGCTCAGGTCGATGTTGGCCAGTGGGACTCGGTAGACTTCGCCACCGTCGACCGGTGCCAAATCTTCCAGACGTCGCACGTCATCCACTGAGTAGAAACCTGCTTGCAAACCGGTTGAGTAGCCTTGCACTCTTGTGGTGTAATCGCCGCGTAGGAGCCCGTCAACGTTGAACTTGATGAAAGCACCACCAGGTAGCAGTCTTGAGTAGGCGTCTTCGATTTTGACCAGGTAAGGGCGCAGTGTGTGAATTACGAAATTGATTGAGTTCTGTTCAACTGAGGAGTAGCTCATCGCGCCCGGAGTTGTCACGCCAATCATTGCAGGCGGGACTCGGAAGATGCGGGCCATTTCTTCGATTGCCAGTTTGCGAGATTCTAGCATCTGGGCCTCGTCAGGTGCCACACCTGTTTTTACGTATTTGGCACCAGCTGAGAGCAGTCCAGGTCGGTGGCTCTTGCGGTAGCCTGAATGTTTGGAGTCAAAAGAATCGACCAGGTTCTTGGCTTGTTCGGAAGTCAGTTGACCCGGAACTTCGATGATGCCTGAGGTGACAGCGCCTTGGCCGAAGAAACGTGAAGCGAAAGATTGAAGTGCAGCAGAGAGACCGATTGCGTCTTTGAGTTCCTCGACTCTTGAAACACCGCGCAGTTGACCTGGGCGTTTAATCTCAGTAATGTGGAGCATGTCGCGTGAAGGGATGTCGCCACCGCGGCCGCCGTCGTAGCGGTAGACGATTTCGCCGTTAGGGTTGCGCATAATCTCGACCTTGGTAGGGTCAAGCACCACAAGATTGGCTACGTCGCCGCGGCCGTCTCTAAAGACTCGGGTGAATGAATTGCCGTCTAGTAGTAGACTGACCAAAAGTTGTTGGTAGTGCTCGCTGCGAAGAAGCTCGACATCGGGGCGCAAAACCCAGTCCGGTGTTGGCCTGAATGGGCGTCGGTTGCCCTGCTCTCTAAAATAAGCATCAACTGGCAAGGTGGAAATCGTGTCTGAGATAAGGAGCACACAAGAATAGAAAGCGCTTACACGCAAAGCGGTGTCTTCATTGACAACTGTGCCGGATTCGGTTGTGAATGCGAAAACGTCACCAGCGCCCCAGATAGACTGGAACGAGATACTTCTTGATTCGTCAGAGTCGAATAAACGTCTGAGCATTATTGGCCTCTCTCATCGGCTACGCCGAAAATGATTAGAAATGAACCGGCTGCTATTAACCCGAGCGAAAGGTTGTAGATTCCGAGCCCGGCGGTCACGGAAGTGGCGCCCAGGATTTGCAGGATTGTTGCTCTCATTTGACTCCTAAACGTCAAAAAACATTGGGACCGGCGTTTCAACCTGTCGGATGCTGGTGGCTCTGTCGAAAGCGATAACAGCAGCTACAGCCGCGTCAATCTTGCGAATCGAAGTCTTGTGTTCTTTCACAATCCTCGGGCCAAGCCTATCGTTCTTAATAACGCAGTTGCTTAAATGACGCGCTAGAAGAGGGTCACGCGCGTGGGTCAACGTTGCTTGTGAGACGGAGTCGTAGAACTTCGCACAAGCTGGCACCATGCGGGCCGGGCTGGTGCTCGCGTACTCAACAATCGGAAGGCCGCGGTCTTCAAGGGCCTGCATCGACCTTTGCCAACGGTAAGGGTCGCAT